AACTCTGGTGTTTTATCAAGAATGCTGAATTTTATTATATATTGGTAATTTCCATATCCAAGACTTGAAGACGTCTTGTCTTGAAAAGTGAAGAATTTTGTTTTACCTAAATTGCGTGTGGCTCGTATTTCATCAGACTTCCCCTCATTTTGAAGAAATCCAGTGACGTCCCGGAAGCCGCCGCCGTGGGCGCTGTCTAATGACATCACTCCAGCGGACATACTCTCATCTAACAATACAGTGTCTGCGATTTCATAGTCTCCCTCGTCAATTTTGGGCATATCAGTTCCTAATCCACCCATTCTATTATAGGTCATGGCCGATTGGACGTGTCGTCGGCGTAATTGCACCTGTTCGAATTTAACGTAAGAGAACATCAGTTCCTTCTCTACATCAGATAAGTTATTCCACAAAGATCCAAACAACGTTTCTCTAACGATGAAAGATTCAACATCGAAAACGGTAAACAAGCTAACGTTTTTATTTAGATCGGTGGTTAATTCCACTTCGCCAAAGTAAGAATCAACAAGATCTGTCTTTTGTCGATTGTTAGGGCTTTTGATTTCAGGATCAAATTCTTTAACGTCCAACGGAGAAAGATCTGTAAACAAATGTTGTACTCGATCTAACGCTCTAAAATCTTGAATTTTATTGTTGGGAACTGCTTTGACCCGTAGTTCTGGCTGTTCCCGGGCGGCTTCTTCGGGAGTTAGTCCTGGGCGATGACGGAAACCCCCCATCCACCCAACATACCCAATAGCACTAGGTGGTGCGCCGCCAGTTCTCCACGCATCTGCGTTAACAATACCTTGTCCTGTTGAACGATCATCTAGGACCCCAGCATTATCGCCATGATAGTGTACAGGTCCTGTCCACACGCGTTCTTCTTGTTTTCCAGATGGTAAAGTGTGGGTATAAGTATAAACATCCGTCTTCTGCGGAGTCTGTGAATTTTCGATAACAACCTCCATAGTCATAGAACCAATAAAGTTATTGTAATACTGTTGCCGCTGCGCGGGGGACAATTGTCCTATGGCGGGGTATTCCTTCGAAGCCATGAACCCTGCGATATTAAAGCACGGCACTACTAGAAAAGCTAAATTCTCAGTCTCTCTTTCAAAGGTGTAATCCATAGGAAAGTTAAACTCTCGAACAAAATTGCCCTTGGCATCGATTTTGTTCGAGCCCTCCATCCTCGCGAGGTTGCCCATATAGTTGTTGTTTGCCGTTATTTGACTGTGAAGAGGGTGGGGGCCGCCATATTCCAAATTTAACCTGGCGCGGTCGCTGCGGTGATGGCGGTGATCGGCGATCGTGGCATTAGCATCTTCAAATGTAACATAATAACCCTGATCAAAGAGCCATTCTACTGCGTCAAAATGATTACGGGCGTGCTCCCTATAGCTCTTTATAACGTTTATATCATGAGTATAGAACACGTAATAATCAAAATATTGGGAAACGTCTTGACGAGAGAGCCAGCCTGGAGAAGCTTCGGATACGAGGTCCTTGACACTTAGTAAGAGGTTGACGTTCAGTTGCTTATCCGCTTCAGTTATAGGCGCGCGGAGGACCGTAAGACTCCCGTCGATGTCGACAAAGCGGTGTTGTTGCTCCCTTGCCTTCCTCACAACGGCCCACAAGAAGGCAATATCGCCAGGGGCGATGACGGCTTGGTCTTGCTGCCCGGCGAGGTCGAGCCCTCGGTTGGTAAGACTCTCAAGATCGAATTGTCTTGTGCCATTTTCAACAGTGCGTGATATTGTTGGCATGTCGGCGGCTAGCCAATCTGAAAGTGTTTTTTCATATACGCGTGGCTGCGTATTGCGGATTCTTGCTAGCGTACGCCTTACCGTCGCGGCGTTGTTGGGCGTATCGTACGACACGGAGAAGCCCTCATTGACTGCGTGGAGTTGGCGGACAATGAAAAGCTCCTCGCCTGGGTCGGGATTGTTTTGTATGAAATAAAACCGCAGGAGTGTTGCGATTGCATATTTCTTAATATTAATGGGAGTAGCAAGAGCAGGATCTATAGTGCGGAGGGTGCTCTTCGCCCGGGCGAGTTGTTCAGTATATACCCGCTTGATGGCTTCGCGAGTATTAAAGAGATTTTCATACCATATACTCTCTACGTCACCTTGAACGGCGCCTTCGATTGTCTCAAACGAAGCCTGGAGTCGGTCGGATTCAACAATGTGAGGATCGTCACTTACGATCATTTTCCCACCGTTACTGATGGTGATTTTGTCTATGCGGATCTTAGGAACGTTTCCGCCGACAATATTTATTGTATCACATGCTGCCATTCTTAGTCCCCACAGTAAGTAGATTGATCGTCGGAGTTTACGGGAATATCGTAAACATTTTCGTTAGTTGCAGGACCGTTGGTATCGTTGCACGCAGGAGGAGTAGCCTCAAACCGATTTCTCTCCTCATTTCTGGTCATTATGTCGCATATGGTTTGCTGATCGATCTCGTCATCGACCAGAATATCCAAAAAGTATTCTATAAATGAGGGATCTCCTTGCATAGCAATGTCGTGTGGAGTGTCTTCGATCGCAAAACAATATTGATTCTCCGGATAGTGTGAAGTGCCGTCGCTAACAGAAGATGTTATTTCAAAAACCTCAATATCAAAATTCTCTCTCTGAAAGTCGGTGTTCATCTCGACCACTTGCACAGTGAGATCTCTTTTCTTCAGGAGAATCATGGTCCCATCATCAAAATCGCGTAAAATATCGTACTCTTTTAAAATAGAGCCCCCAGGAGTGACCTGATTGCGTTGCCCTGGAGTAATTAATCTCAAATCAAAGTCTATGTTGGTGTTTAATTGTGGTATAGACAAGTTCTGGTAGGAGCCAGTTAGGTCAGCCGAGGAACTGCTCAACGGACTGTTATTCACTAACACGCTCCACGCAGGAGCATACTCGGACGATAGCTGAGATTTTCCCATGGGGTGAGCATATACAAGGTTGTTTTGTTTTATGTCTGGTAACAAGGTGTAGGAACTAGGAGGCGCATTCGGGTCCAAGCTCCTATTCTCAAATATGACTTGTCTAGCCTCGGCTTCAAGCCCGGTATGGCATACTTGTGTCTTAAGAGATATAGAGCTAGTAATCCTACTTTGTATTTCATTCTGTACTTCAGTTATGCCAGCCCATCCAGAATCGTATATAATATCGTCATCAAAAAAAGAATAATAAACTGGCTTGAATTTGCCTAGCGATAGAAGCCTCTTTCCATAAGAGGTGAGTTCAATATCTATTACTTCTTCTTTTTTGTTAAAAAATGACATATATTTTATCTATCTCCGTGGTGGGCGGCCGCGTCCTCCTCCGCGGTTTCGTCGTTGGCGGTTTTGTCGATCGGCCGGGCGGCGCGGGGCGTCTACCGGGGGGGCGCCGCTTTCGGCTGCATCCAGAAGCTCCTGGTGGCGCGTTTGAGCTGTCTCTTCAGTTTCGAATGTAACGTTGGCGTCCAATTTTACTAATTCTACTAGAGAGAAAAAGTCGTAGGGCCAATTGTAACTGTAATCTGGAACACCGAATTTGGACGAAGTCCAGTCGCGTCCGGTCCTGATATTAAATTGGAACCTCTCATCATCAGATGTGTCATTAGTTTTCTTAAAATAGTTCCAATGCGCTCGTTGTTTGACTTTGAACACGAGCCACTTAATGTCCTCAATGTTCGAAGGGGTTCGGGGATCCGGTGATAGAAACGCTCCTGCCATTAAATCGTGGGAAATAGTTGCTCTGGCAGTCTGAAAATCTCTAGAGATTGAATCGGGAGGCAAATTCTGCCAGATATCTGTTACATCTTTTCGAGATAACTCATGTTCAAACTCAAAAATGTACATAGCTATCGAATCCTGGTCCTCGTACGTTAAGAAATCATACATAGGAGGAAGAACATAATTTTTCATCTTTAGTAATTGTTCATAAACAGCTCTAATCCTTGATGTTTCCACCGGGACGTTACCCTGGCTGATCCTTTCTGTTGCGTTAGCAACCGAGTCACTGTCCAGCGTATAGTACTGTCGGCCGCCCGGTGACTCTGGTGAAGGCATGAAGGGGATTGCTATGACTGCTTCTTTGATGACTTTTCTCACACGAGACTGCCCCAGCTTGATCTTTCTCTTAGGCATTTGAATGAGATCAGCAAGAGATCCCGTAAGGCTCTCATCAACGTCTGCTTTCCCAAAATTGGCTAAGAACTTATTTTTATCATCAACATCAGAAGCTTGTGAATCCCTTATTTCCCAGAATATGCCTGTTTCTCCGTCAAGATCTACACCATATTGATGCCACATCCCCCTGACGGTATTTGCGGTCGAGACGCCAGAGGGGCTCCTTGGTGAACGCCCCTTAGCTTCCAATGAGGCCGAAGTAAAGTCAAGAATAGGTGTCTCGAATCTAGTCTGGAACACAAGAGCTTGGCCGTCGCCGTCATGAAGATTTTCTGGGGCACCGCTGATCGCATTAAAACTAACATCTTTGGCATTGACAAGAGTCAGTCTTGTTGCGTCATCCGAAAGATTTAATGTTGCGTCGAGTTGCATCCAATCATTAAAGGCAGGTCCCACACCGTATTTCGCCAGCCCCCCATTAACCAAGGTATATAATGCAGGACTAATGGTGTGATAATACTTGATTGTAGAGGCATTTAATATCTCATTAAGACTATAAACCTGATCCTCTATGGGGTCGTCAACCCTGGGCGGATCAAAGGTTATCCTAGCAGTGGCTGCAAAGCTGTAGTAGGGAGGAGCGAAGGGGTAGGAAACACCGTCGGTGACGGCATTATCATAGAATTGTACCCTGGGCCCATAAGCCTTGTCGCCGGCGCCGAACGTGGTCCCGATGTTGTACATAATATCACCATGTTGTTGTGTCGGTTCGCTTCCGCCAGGGTACATCGCGATATCCATTATGTAGGTTTTTGTTGGGTCTGCGCGAAAACCATTGCCATCTGGAGCAGATGCGAAGGACGATAGCTGCCCATCCTTTAAGAAAAAGTTAATGGATTCTGCCAAGAAATTATGCATTGCTAACTTATAGCGGTCATCGCCATCACCACCCCAGGAAGCGGTTGAGTTAATCTCAGTGTCCGCATCAGTTACTTCAATATCAACTACTTGCTGCCCTCTTAACCACTCCGGTTCAACGAGAGCCTCAAATGGTATACGGAAGCTGGCTGAGGTGTTTATTGCCGAACCATTGGTTCCTCTTTCGATTGCGCGGGCGTCGGTGGCACTTCCAGTATAAATTGGAAAGTCGCATGCGACACCTCCCTTGATTGTATTGTATAGAATTCCCGGGGCGAAAAATGGCTGTAAGAATGTCCGCATGCTTGCTTGTCCAGTACCAGTCTCACCACTAACTGAGGAAGAGAATTGAATATTTTTGCCGTAAGATTGACTAAATAAACTCGCTAGCTCAACGGTTCTTTGTGCTGGGTAAAAACCCTTATAGGGTAAGAACTTCATGACAGCGTTGCACTCCAACGTAAGCTGAGTGGGGTGATCAACTCCTCGGGCGGCCGCCACAATTGGTTTAAAGTGCTCTAGGAAATCAGTGGTGGAGTACACATCGAAGAAGGATGCCATCGAGCTTGACGCCATGGCATCCGGGGGCGCTGCCTCATTCAGCACGGCGCCAGTTAAACTTAGGAAGCCCTCGGGGGGAAGGGGCGCTGAGAAATTTTTATCTTGTGCGACGACGTAATAATCCATATAATCGCTGATTCTGAACTCAGGAATCACTGTGTATGCTTTTCCATAACGCTTTACGTCTTCGATATAGCCCTCATATGAATCATAATAAAAAGGATTCTTTCCAGCTTGGGCGCCGGCCTCCCAAATGACAGAATAAAGGCTGTCGATACCATTCCTACCATAGCAGCTACCTGTTTGCAGATTTGCGGGGGTACCTCCATGGTTCAGGGAATACCTGTTTAATAATTCTCCCTCAGCATTACGAGAGGATGGCATTAGAGAGGCGCCTGTGACGAAAGGATCGATCCTGCCATCTAAGACCCACATGCTCTGACTCTGAATGATACTTATGTTTGTAGGTTCCGACACTGACGAGGTTGCCGTCTGATAGTGCACTCCCATCGAGTTTGAAACATTTGTTTCGGTTCTGTGACTCCTGAGGGGGTGCCAAAAATCTACAATGAAGTTTTCTCGCTGCCTAACTTTCTTGAGATAAGCGTTTTTCTCTCGCGGGAATACTGTTTCACGATATGTAATTCGCCCTATTTGCTGATCCGGAGGCATTGATTCACGGAAAAGTGTAGTATGGATTTGTTCATCGCGCACTGGTTCTGTGTTGATACCAAAAGATTCGATAGCTGTGTTGTTCTTAGTGCTCTTGTTATATCTTGTAAAAGTTACTAAGTTGTTCCCGTATGTGTCCGCTATCAGTACATGGTCCGGTGATGCTATGTCACCAAACTCATGTCTTAAGGGGGCGTATTTTGATGTGACCACTGATTCAGTTATGAAAGCTACGTGGTCGGCACGGTTCTGAGGATATTCTTCATTTGACTTTGGTCCGGTAAGCGCGCGCGCCTGGTAGTAGGCTAGTGCGGACGGATGCCTGTGTTGCGTAGGATCATTTAAGTTGTGATAATTCGATCCAAAATCCTTTACTGATTGAAAGCGGTGAGGGAGATAAGACATAATATTGGTCTTTCTCTGATTTCGGATAATCGGACTTTGTCCAGCCCTAATCTGCTTCCATGAAGGATATTGGTAAGGTCCATTGCGATGCAATAGGATTGAATTAAGAACGCTGGCGCTAGCTTCGGTGGCTTCGTTGGCGCTAATCCTGTCGATAAATGAACCAGTTGCTGCCCATGATACAGGCAGCACCATATCACCACCAGTGTTCAAACTGTGTATAAGATTTGTTTCGGAGATATCGTACCCCAAAAGGTTCTGCGAGCTTGTTAGAGGCTCATATATGTTGGTATTCATACCTGCGAAGTCCGTGGGGATAAAGCCCGGACCGGGGCCGAAATTAGCAATATTCCGCGGACTAAAGTCGATAAGACTAGCACTTTGAGGATTACCCCAATATCTCAGAGGTGCGTTGGTGAATAGCTTATTGGCATTATAAGAACCATATTCCGAGTGTTGAACAAACTTTAATTCGTCGGAGGAGGTTGCATAGTTCATCTGGTGTGCCATATTAAAGTTACCAGATACTGGTGACCGAAGAAGGGACGCTGTAATCCACATATACTGAGAATCTCTCTGTGGGATAGCGTGTTGTATAAACCAGTTATCTTGCGTAAGACTTGCAGTATACCATGAGCCTGAGTCTGGAACCGCTGCGCTGCCGCCTATGACTAAGCTTCCTCTCGAAGTATGAGATCGACGCCCGTTTCTAGATGCATCGCGAACAATGTTAGCCCCGTCGTCAGGGCTGTCCCCAAACCTCCACCACGCCGACAAGCTCGCAAAGGATGTGTGTTGCAACCAATCAATAACACCTCCAGTAGCGCCGGGGACGAGATCATTATCTTTATATCCCTGGAGATCTTTCACCTCCTGGGGGGTCAAAGCCTTATCCCATAGACCCAGTTCGCTCATGTTGCCCTTGAAAAATTTCTTACCGGTGTCGGCGTTGGTGTTAGCAGAACCAACTACAATCGAGTCGGTGGGCAAAAGTTGCCATGAGGCTTGGACGTCTGTGGTTGTGTTCCACACCGCACCGTCGAGATATGCTCTGATTCGGCATCGAGCAGGCTGCGAGAATGAACCAACGGGATCATATGGAGTAGTGCCCAAGAACTCATATGTAAATCCGACGAGATGCCACTCCCCGTCGCTCACATCGAGGCCGCTCGCGAGACCTGTCAGGGGATCCCCGAAGTAAAGCGTAAGTTCACCATCATCTAGATAGAACCAGAGTTTTGAGCGGCCGCTGACGATGACTGGGTTGTTGCTGCCTTCGGAGTCATAAATGCGAACGAGGCTTCGTATGCCACTATCATCAGTCGTCTTTATCCAGAGGAAGACCGAGATCTCTCCGTTGTTAGCAAGCTGTAAAGGTCCTATGGTGGAGAAGTTGGCGCCCGAGCCGGCGCCGAACTCAAGGAAATCATCAGTGCCATCGAACACAGTCGATTGCGCCGTCATGATACTTTCTTCAACAAACTTCTTAACAACTCGTGGGTTTCTATTTGTCTTATGATAAGAGCCAGTTAGAAGACTAAAATCGTCCATGTAGCGTTCGCTAGCGTCGAAAAAGGAGGATGATACCGTGCCTGATCTAATTCCGTATTGCCCAGACGGCTCTCTTAACAGCGAGTTTAATGGCTGTCTTACACTCAGATTTCTCCAGGGCAAAGCGTTGTAAGGAGAGTATTCTTCAGAAGTGTGATCTCTTGTTCCTCTCGCCATTACTTCGCCAGAACCAGGAGCGCTGAATCTCTCAGTTATGACGGTCTTGTTTGTCGATCTCTCTGGCAACGAGTAGTCGATAACGCCAGTTACGTATAATGACTCACTGTTAGTAATCGACAAGCTCTCAATAAATAAGTTGTTGGCTTTCCTGCCGCTTGTTTGTACAACTTGGTAGTTCTTTTCGAAGTTGCCGATCTTGGTTATGCCGGAACTTGTAACCTGTTGAATGTTAGCGATGTTGACGGGCCGCTTAGCGTATGTTTCTCTTATTCTGTTGGCGAATGGAAGGTATTTATAAGCTGGATCGACAGCTAGCGTAACAGGAGGAACTATAGATGTTGTTTGAGTCGCTCCCCCGGTGGCTAGAGCTAAAGTATTAGAATTTCCTGAGGAATCTGCCGTCAAATCATCTCCAAACTGCCACCAAGCTTGCAAACTCGAAAACCCCGACAGATCCATGCGGCCCGTGGCGGTCCCCCCATAGCGTTGTACGAACCAATCATTGCTGTATAACTCGCTTACTTGAGTCGCACTAAGTTCTTCATTGAAGATTGCCATTTCGCCCATATATCCCACATAAGGGTGGCTGTAGACGGGCCCGGTGGGGTGACAGCTAACGCCAATATTTATAGCATCAGCCGTTGATATGGTAAGCGAGAGGGTTGCAGAATCGCGCTCAACACCATCAACGTACAGCTTAAGGTCGTTTGTGGTGTCATCAAAAGTGAGTGCAAAGTGATGCCACTCTCCATCATTGATTACAGTAGTGTATTCTACTGTTCCGAAGGCGTTGACCCCTGCGCCTAGCTTATTGTCTTCATCAATGAGAATGTGAAAGCGATTAGTGGTACCTTCGCGGATCTGGAGGATGTTGCCGCCAAGGAGGGTGGCATCATAGTTTGTACTAGTTTGTATCCATGCTGCAACAGTAAAGTCCGCAGTCATATCCAAGTTGGTTCCGACGACCGATACAAAACCCTTACCACCAGTGGCGGCGCCGGCTGTGTTGTCAAAATGGGCTGCTGATTCAGCGAGTGTGCCGGTGCGGGCTTGGGCCGGGCCACTCACGACAATGGCGCCGGGGGCGCCGCCGACTTCGTCTTCTAGTACTATCCTATAACCCTCAGGTCTAGTGTATAAATTGTCTAAGTAATCTTTACTATCATCGTTCCTATAGTTCACGTCTACATGGCGATATTGGTAGCCTCCAACATACTTCTCGGTGAAGGGACCCTGCATTGGAATCTCAAGATTAGAACCGTATGAATCATCATGAAGATTGGTAATGTCCAACCCTTCAAAGCCGTCAACGTCCTGGATCTCGACAACGTAACCACTAGCCGTCATTGAAGAGGAATAGAAACTTAAGGGTGTGTTTTCTTTACGTGAACCTGTCTGCTGTCCAATAGAATCATGACCAGTATAGCTTTGATAAAACACCTTTTTCTTTGATGCTGGCTCTCCCGCCGGATTTGAAGATGTTTCCTGATTCCTGTAAGTAGGCTTCAGAAGATCTGAGCAATCTACAAATTGCTCAAGATTAGATCCTGTGATATACACATAATCCTCGTACAAGTCCATGTCGGCTTCGTTTTCAATATTTGAAAAACTGCTTAGAACTGATTTCTCTTTGTGATTATTAGATAGGCTGTTTTGACCACTCTTAATGTCATTTCTCTCAACCGCACTAAATTGAACCGGAGCAGTCATTTGCCGATCAAACTTCTGAACGATCGACGTATACATGTCTGTTCTATCGCTATCAATGCCAGCGTCGAAGATGTGCGGAGTTGACGATGCGGTCGGTTCTGCGCGATGTTTCCACCAGAAGCAATTCTCATCCTGTGACAGATCAACGGGGGCGTGTCCATATTTCCATGGATAAGGAGATCCTCCTCCGACGCCGGGTGAAGTCATAGGTCCTGCAGGATCCGTTATTAACTTGTTTTCCACCATGGGGAATTTATTTCGGTACTTATTGCGCTCTAATACGTGACTATCGATCATGGTTCGAACACCCTCAGAGAACCGGGCGGAGGCCGGGATCAACTGACGCAGCATTATTGATAGCGACTGATCAATCCATTTGTAGTACTGAAGATATTTTTCAAAGTCTATTGTTTCATTCTCTACTCTCTCAAAAAATAACTGGCGGAGCTTCTCTAGTGGCTTATACTCTTGTCGATACCGACCAGGAGTATCTCCAATGAGGTTATTAAAATCAACAATGGTTGCAAAGAATTCCAGCATCTCGCGAGAAACGGCGTCATAAATGCTTTTTTCAATTGAGAAGAAATAATTTATTGGTCTGGAATTTCTATCAAAATACACATCGTCATTCGATAACACTTTGATCATGTCAGTACTGTCAAGATTTTCCAAGCCACGCTGTTTCTGGGCGTAGATATAATTATTGCTTATTACGTTAGTTGCGCTTCCTGAGAAGCCGTAGCCAACTCCCGGGTGTTGTAGGTGAAGCATGTTTCCAAGCCAACCAGAACCAGAGGCTGCGGCGAGGGAGCCCGAAGAAACATCTGCAACAGCAAACTCACCGGTGGCAGAGGAGCCTGTAACTAGGGCAAAATCCCAGTCAAGCATTCGAGTGTTAATTCGAGGAATGTAGTTTTCAACGCTATTAGAGCTACCAGTTCCGGCGACCATAAAGGCTTGACGGTAGGGGTGCAGTCTCCCAAAGCTTGTAGGATCTTTTGCGTGAGCTAACACTTCATCGTTGCTTAAGACATCTAACCATGCGCGGACGGAGGAGATCCTAACGTCGCTCTGTTCAAGAGTTGAACCAGTGAAATCAGTTTTATGGGCGCCGGCATATACGCGCTTTGAAGACGACAAGAACAGTTGTCCTTGAGCCTGGCTCATTGATGACGTCACATAGAAACTATGTTGAACGATGTCATATTCCATACACGACCCATAGAATTCAACCTTGTAATCGACGCCGATGGTGCCCCCAACGAAGGAGGCGGAGAGAAAAATATCTGTGATAGTTGAACCATCAAAATCTGTATTGCCGGAGGTTCCGTAGGAGCTTTGTGTTAGCTGACAAACACCAGGCGTGCCGGCTGCGGTAGCGGCGATCGTCCCGTTATGTCCATCGGTCGCATTGATACACGCAGCCAGCGATGTCGCAAGGGCGGCGGCGGTGGAAGATTGATTAAATTCCCGGGCGGCAAGATCCTCAGCAGCTTTAGCGGTATAGGTCTTAGCCGTGCCGGCGTAGTCTGTGATTATGATGGTCTCGTCGACTGATGGAAGACCTCCGGTGGCCTGCATCGTAGTTGTGGCGTTGACGCCAATGCTTCCGCTCATCAAATAAGATTGCGGATATGCCTCCGGAGCTACCTTAACGGCGAGGTTCCAACGCTTATTTTTGTACCCCTCAGGGAAGGCGGCGGAGGTTAACTCGGAAACAAACCCTTCAGTACTGGAGTCGGGATTCGAACTAGTGAGAACAAATTTTACCTCACCTAACGACGGCTGTCCTTGAGTATACTCTTTTGTTACATATACCTGAAAGTTTGCCGGATCATACAGAGACCATGCTGTAACTGCATGATCCTCGTTGGGTGTGTGTATACCATAAAGCGATGACGACGCAAAGCTAACAGCAAGATACTGTGACCCCACTGATTGTGCATTTACAGTGGGTAAAATTACCTCTGCTTCGAATGTTAACCCAAATCCATCAGTCAGATCGTGCGATGAACTAAGGTAAGCAACAGAATTGGCATTATCACTACTAGTGTGTTGATAACATGTTGCACTAAAGTTGTCGGCCGCATGAAAATTAATATAGTTTTTTCTAAACGTCTTATTTTTCAGGTTGTCTGCTAACTCAAATTCAATGTTATTCCCATAAACTTTTAAATCAACGACATCTTCATCAACACCAAAACATTTTATTAAATTCTTAAAAGAAGCCTCAGTTCCTTTTGATTTGTAAATATTGACGATATTGTTATAAATGTTCTCGTATATGCGATTCTTAACATCATTAATATCCTCTACAAACAGTTTGTCATCTGAACGAGAGCCTAAAATTTCTGAAATTTCTGCATCCACAAACAACTCAGGAGTCGTTAACCCTACAGATTCCAACATTTCCTTTGCAAACGGATACGGCTTGTTGGAAGCAGAAGTATATGTGTCGTTGTCTCTAAACGTTGGGAGCGCATTAATCTGAAGATACAGATTGTCAAAATAACTTGACATTATCTGTGTTAAGTTCTTAAGGGCGCCATTGTCATCTTCCTCTTGGATCCAGGAAGGTATAGAACTATATAAGCTAGAAACATTCTGGTAGTCGTACTCAGTACCCGAGAGCGCTAGGTTGGTTGATAGCGTCGTAACATCCGGGTGGTCGCGATACATGATGGGGTCTTTAAACTCAAACAACGAAGCACTGGCTTCTACAATGGCTGAGTCGATGCTGCGTGCACCTGAAGCATAGCCTACAAAAGTACCATTAGTAACGCGCCCTGAATAATCTAAAACCTTCTTATCAATCGCAGTGTTTGCAGTAATGCCTTCATTAAATTTGTAGTATACACCAAGCTTGCTGGCTGCATCATCAGTATTGACTCCACCCTCGACCTGATCAAGCCAGTTCAGCCCAATTTGTCTGGCCGTTCTCTTCGTTTTCCAATATCTGAACTCATCTAGTGAACCTGAGAGTTTCCACCAGCCAAGGGATCCTACGGCAGAGCCAGGGGTAGCATAGTAGCTATCAATGCCAGCACCGACGGCGGCCTGAAGCGCGCCTGTAACCTCGTTTATAGCGGCGTCGGTGTCTTCAACCGTGTTTACCCAAATCCCATTTTGATATATCTCGTATAATAAGTTGCTTCCAGTGTTCTGCAAAGTAACCGCATAGTGATTCCAGGATCCTGTAGTGGTTAAGTCTAATCCATCGTTAATTGTATATAACTTTGTTTGTTGACTAATAGTGCCCGATTGCAGTAGTGCATTAAGCCCACTGTTCCCGGCTGTTCTATCGTTATAATAATATAGTTGAAAGCGTCCAAGGGGGCTGCCGGCAACAAGGACCGTGCCAGTGGGTTCATTATTCGTCAAGTCAAAAATGACCTGCCTATCAGTTGTAGCGTCTGGATCTAGCTCACCTAGTTTGACCCAGAACTCAACGGTGGCGCCGTCTCCGCTTAGATCGAATTTAAGATTGGATTCCCTATCACTAGCTGCATCAAAAACGTTTGAACCGCTGAATGTGCTAGCTAGCGTTTTTCCAATCATACCAGAGGACGCTGTATTCGGTCCTCCGTAAAAAACGATGTACTCTTTAGTTGTAGGGTTGCCTAGCTCCTCACTATCAATTGCATACCCGTCGGAAGCTATGGTTATATACCCGTTGGTACGCGGATACTCATTATCAAATATATGGAGATCTAAATAAGACGAGCTATTCTGCCACTGAAGTTTTTCAACACCTGAGCCATCATATGGATAAAAGTCAATTATTCTGTCAATTGCGTCACCATAATACCTTTCGGCAGATCCAAATTTTACAAAGTTAGAAGCCGAAGAGAAGTCAATGTGAGGAATAAACCGGCGGTCCTCAACTGAGCGTGCATCAACATACTTGTCGGGACTACTGTTGGTTTCGTCGGCAATCTCTGCAACACTCTTATTGTCAAGAGATGTAAGATCGCCCCTTGTTTTAAATAGATCTTTTAGGTTGTCGCTCATCTTTCAATTCTGAACTTAAATTCCTTTTCACCCTCAGTATACTTGCTGTTCAAATAATACAAAAACCGCAAAGTGTATGAATAGCCGGGTTCGAGCATATGCACGTCCAAATCAAAGTAACTTCCTGTTGAATCCAACGATAACTTTGTTTGGTTATCACTCCCTGTCCCGTAATCGAAGACAGGGTACTCATCATAAGTCCGATAGAGACTGTAAAACACAGATTCTACTGGATAATTTTGGGCTTGGGCGACGACTTTCGAATAAACATTTGGATTCCAATTCTTGTTTCTGGTATAGAGGCGGAACCTAGTAGTCTTTTCATCTAAGTGATAAACTGCTTTCAAGTTGGTGATATTTTCGACGATCTTAACATTAGGATTATAGTTTGATGAATCAAATTTCTTGGGCGTGATGCTTCCAGTGTGGTATTGTGTTCCCGCATCATCGTGCCACACATCATAAATGCGTGTCAGGGGCGTCGCGGCGGCCGTCACGGCATAAGACGCTGAATATATTCCTGTGGAAACATAGCCGCCAGTTACGTTGGTATCGTCAGCAGAAGCAACGTCGCCGCCTACAGCCAACTCCAGCGCTGAGCCGGATGGTTCCGTATTATCATCTGATCCCGAATAGAGGCTTACATAAATGGCACCAGTATCTGCGCCGGGAATATCCGCTAAGTGCCCACGTATTACGTTATAAATGTAAACTGTATTAATATTATCGGCTGCAGGAGCAACAGAACTGCTATAGTAGAAGTTTCCTCTGTCATCAATCTTGGAAGAATCCCATCGTGCCTCTATTACTGGCCTCTTGAGAAAATACTGTGATGAGCGTGCAAAGAACTTTTTAGTGTATTGAGTAACACCACTCGTTTCCAAACTGGACGTGAGTCGTACGACTAGTCCGTAGTTGTCAATGCCGCTGTCGCCAGAACCTTTGATCCAGTCTTCAACCAGGGGTGTGATATCAAGTTCGATATCTTCAACACCGGATTCCATCGTAACATCAAAAACGTTCTCGTTTTTGTTTTGATCCAAGAAGTCGCCGCCGGCAGTTGTCCAGGTACTTCCTGAGCCGGCGTTAATCCAGTTCGAACCAGTTTCATCATAAGTGAGATCACTATAGTTCTCCATGTCCATGCCGTACCCCTCTTCCCATGCCGTTGAAACCGGCATTACTGAGTAGGTTGTGTCGCGCGGAATAGTGGACGCGTGGGGGGCGTTATAGACACGAAGGTAAAATGAAACGCTGCCGCTGGCGGGAACGTCTCCGTTGGTTCGGTCGGTGGAAATATCGGAGACCGGAAAATTAATTATAACCCTAGAAAGTTCCTGAGAAGTTGAAGATTCCTGCCCATAGATGTGGAATACTTCTAAAATATCCGCTCGTCCCATATTTGAACCGGTTCCTCTCGTTGAGAGGTTCAACTCAAACGCATTAGTAATGGTATTGTCTGCATCTGCTGTATATCTTTTGATAGCCACTATCTAAGGACTCCCCTAATATCGCTCTTAGGATACTTAACTTCCCAAATCGTATTTTCAGGGAACTGTATCACACGACCATCTGGACTGGTGTAGTCACTTACTGCCACGGCAGCTGAGGCGTAGTTCAATCCAGTCCTTTGGTAGACGACAACATCTTCCGCATCCACGATTCCTGAAACATCGTTTATGACATTATAAATATCAGACAGAAAGAACGGCTGCGCCATATTGGGTTTTGTTTCAAAATATGTTTCTAGCGCATCTGTTACGTCATTCATGATCTCAAATCTATTAGCGGAGTATTCTATAACGGCTCTGAAGTTGATTCCAAGATTAACAATTACGGGATCTAGGATATCGATAGTGTCGTTAATCATTTTAACACTAGTGAGCCATGTTTTTAAATTTCTCTTTAAGGTATTGTTTGCTAGTATAAATTTCCCATTATTATCCTCAGATAACACATACAGGTTTAGATTCCTTTTGAGGGAATCTTTGTCTTGCAAGATATTACATCGCTTAATAGCTCCAAATTGAGCCGGCATATTATACGCCATGGCTATATAATCTTGCTTTGTTACTGCGCGGGATTGAGTCGCGAACGTCGATAAAGCCCGTTTCCTAAGTTCCTCAGTTGAAGGATAGCTGACGCTTCCCACAATCTGTTCCTCGTTCGTTACTTCTAAAGAGTTGACTGTTTCTGAAACAAGCGCTGTGTTTAAGGTGTTTATGCTGCTAAATCGCGCGAGGGGACCCTTAACAATGCTTAAGGCTCCGACACCAGTATTCATGTTTGCCGCACTGTTAACTCGATACTTCACAGTCAAAGTAGTGTTGGCGGGTCCAACGCCGAGTTTGTCCGTTTGCAGAAGTCGACTGGGGTCCAGGGTGGTGGTGGAATAATAATCTTTCCCATAGACCTTTAGTACCACATTACTTGGATCTACTACTGACTGAGTCGTTAACTCACTATCAGATCCAAACCCAAACAACAAGTTTACGCCCGTTCTGTCTTTTTCAACCACATAACGGCGAGGGACAGAAATGGCACTAAGAACTGAGCCGACTACGTCCTTATCTTCGTTTCTATTCTTGATAGATTTATAGATTACGTCTTGTGTAAGGTAGTCGACTTCATAATACTCATTACCATTTGAGTCCACAACTGACAAGATCTCGGTTATATTTTGTCCGCGCAATCCCACTTTTCTGAACTTTTCAAAGGCTCCGACTTCGATTTCATCAACTAGTAAATCACCAGATATAACGGGCCCGCGCGCTTTAAGAGCAAAATATGTTGGCAACCCGGTGGTGGGATCCTGTCTGGCGGGGACCACATCGCCTGTCTGGACGTTTGCAAAATCAATGTCTTGGTTTAGAACAAAGTTTCGTCCATCGACCGTAGAAAGTTCTGTTCCCTTTTCAAGAACAGGCATATAAGCAGTGTCAGGCTCGTTCGCCGTTGCAGAAGCTGGAACTATTATGTAGAAGGTGACTGTGCCGGTGGCGGTTGGGCTTAGGTCGAGCCTGAACCCAGTCTGTTTTATCAGCTTTATTACATTATCATATTCGATCGCTGTGCTTAAAAAGGATTCATTTGCCTGATAATCTAAGTAAAAAGAAAGCATGTCTCCAACATAGGCGACGGTATCGAGCATGAGCGCTCCGAAGCTTGCCTCGTTAAAGTCTCTAAATGTATCAGGGTAGTATCTCTTTGCATAGTCCACAAGCTCAGCTTTAATGGAGTTGAAATCTCTACTGGTGTAATTAACAGCTGTTTTTTTCTTTGGCATTTTGGGGTCCTCTTCTAAATAGCTGTAATCTCATTATTTCTTAGAGACGCTTGCAAACTTATGCGATCCGCAACTCCGACAGTTGGTACAGAATATTGAATGGTTATACTTAAGATCTGAGAGTCTTCAACTTCAAAAATATCTAGGTTGCCCAAGCGGACAAATGGCATATATCTTGACGTTTGCTCAACGAGGGCTTCCTCGATCTCTTCGGGAGTGTCTTCTGAGAAGCTTAGGAACAAGAAATTTCTTATCCCTACGCCGAAGTCCGGATCCATCATTCTCTCACCAGGAGCGGTTAAGATCAAGTTTTTAAAATTTTGCTTTATTAACTCACTATAGGTTTTGATCAGGCCAAAGCCATTTTCGGAGTCTCTCTGGATAGGTAGTCTGGGTGCAATTCCTGGCATTTTGTTATACTATAAATATGAAGCAAAGACGAAAAATAAATATATTTGTTACTCGCCCTCTTAGGCTTCGGCGGCTTCAGCGGCGAGGAGTCGGAGGCGTTCCTGGGCAGCGTCCAATTCACTCTTAGTTCTATAGGTAGTTTTCCCAGCGTTTGGGGTTAAATCATCAGGAAGTTCAACGGGTGGCATTAATATCTCATCTAGCGGAGCATTAGTATAAACCTTGTCATATCGTACAGGATCTAGGCACTCTTCGCCTCCGGCGCCAAGGGCTCCTCCGGCGCTCCCTGGGCCGCCCTGTCCTGCCTTCAGTTGACCGGTGGGGCATGCCGTCTTCCCGCCGGGGTCTGGCTTAACGTACTCTGGGAACACAATATCTGGAATTCTTAAATCAAAGCATCCCCATTCGTCCTTCATTCTCTCTCCAAACCCTCCGAGGAGTTCACTGTCTTTGGTGGTGGGCAGTATGGGGCAGAGCAGCAGTTTCAGTATCATCATGGTAATTCCGCCGACCAAGTCACTCCCGAGGACGCCGAGGGCGCCTGTGATGATTGCAACGATAGCATCAATTATCATCTTTTGTATATCAAGACCGAAAGAGCCAAGTATATCATCCCAATCGAGCCCAAAGAGCGCGTCCATCAAGTCAGTATCTTTGCATCGATTTATTTGCTCATCATCAACTAAGACATAATACAATTTCTTCAAGGCTTTCTTAACTGCGTCGAAGGTACCGTCCGTATCACGATATAAGCTTGTGGTCAGCAGGTCCAGACCCAAGAATGCAGTACCATAGAGCCTATCAGTTGGGAAAATGTTCTGTGATAAGGACCTATACTCTTCGCTGTTTTTTATTTCTTCTTGTAAACGGTTAAAGTGATCTTCAGCACCCCATTCCTCCAAGTTAACACTGAGGGAGTAGGAATCCGTTAACACATACTCTTTTTCAAAAATAGGCAGAGTAGTTATCCCTAGGGCGGCCGCCCGCCCGTATTCGGCGGGAATGTATTCGTAGGTATTCAACATTTTTTCTTGATGTGATGCTTCCGCAGCAGGACCGCCCGCATATCTCAACCACCTGGCATAATTGTTTTCGCCGGCCCAGACGTTGCCATGAGCGTACCCTTTTATTCCGGTCTCTTGTCCTCCCAGATCCGGTACAGGAGGCATATAAACAAGTCTAACTCCCAAAGCCAACCTGTCAAAATATTCTGTTATTTTTGCTGATGGATTTTGTGCTGCCGCTGCCTTAACGCTGGCGTCCCAAAAGTCGTTCCATTTGTCGTAATTAACTACGCCCGCAAGATCCGGAGTATTTACCTGCTCCTGTATATTGCCCTGCCCCAGGGTGACCCTCTGGTCAAGCTCCGTCTCAGAAACTCGTGATGTAGGACGATTGTCTGGACTAAGTACTGCGCCGAGGACGCCGGGTACAGGTGAAGGTTTGTCAACAACTCTTACATACTTTTGAAAGAAAAATGTTCCAAGGCGGCTCGCCTGACCGAAGCGGTCGTCGGAGAGGCTGGGGCGATAATAGGTGGAAGGATCCGCAAAATCGAAGGGTTTGACGACACGAGACCATGGCACTTGATAAAGCTGATTATAAGGAAGAAACAAACCTTCAGCTCTAGTTTTCAATTCAGGATTCTCGAAGACCCCGCCGAGGTGATCTGGCTCACCGGCGGCCCTCAATCTGTCAACATGATCCTTCATAATAAAGTCGAATTCGCCCACCAAAGATGGCACCTGCTCTTTTAACATGAATACGATCATATCATCTAGCGATGTTACTTGGATGGGTTGGCCGCCGATAGGATCTACTCTTAGAGACTGATCACCTCTGTTTTTTCGATCCCTCATCATCTTTTTTATTGTTTGCACAAAATCGCAATAGAAGCCTTTATCCTTACTAAGCTCCATCTTGATCTTTTGAGTTATATACATTGGTACGACATTAGAGTTGAAGATATCTAGCATATTGAACGTGGCGATCAGTGGATACATCTTCAACAAAAACTCAAGCGTATATATTCTCATGAACAGATACATCACGCCGGCAATACTGGCTCGGGCGAGAGGAGAGATATCCTTGCCTGCTGCCGGGTCGCCGACAGGATCACATACAGGATTTTTTGAAAACTCTTCCCTCACCTTGTCTTTTAAGACCGAAAGCCCGAGGAGATCTCCATGTGGTGCCATTGGAGGAAGTTTTATATATTCTTGCTTTGGCAACCCTTCGTCATTGTAACCGACCCCCTGTTTTCTCATAAAACCCCTACTTCTTTGCAGACGATCATAGCTCTTCGGAATAAACTCGATGTCTGATAGTTGTGTCGCATTTTGGAATATTCCCCACACGGAATTGTAAACCTGCGTGGTCATACTATCGCACAACGCTGTGTACTCCTGTTTAGCCTCGATCTCCCAAGCTATCCGCGAATCAATTAGCGGAGGGGCGCCCTTCGCTGTTAGGTTATCTTCTATAAGTTTGAAAAAGGCAACAGGCTTAGAAGTGGGTGTGGCTGCGGGGTATAGATTGGGAGCCGACGAGAAATCATAATAATCTATATCGTATTGACGGACATCTGATATCCCAAAGGGGGGCTCATTAGGGGGGTTCGTAATGCCGGGCTGGGTAACTTGCGTTTGCTTTTGATATATTACTTTAAAGCGATCGCGATTCGGTTCTTCTTCTTCAGCTGACAGATCCACGATGTGCAAAGTGGGCTGTATCCTAAAGTTTAGCCCAAACTGTTCCGGAGTTCCGGCTTTGAACGCAGCAGGACGAGTTACTTCGACTCCGTCGCGTTGAGCGTCGAATTCCGCCGTGAAAGCTATAGTTTTAAACCCATCTGAAAGCTTCGCTGTTGCCTTCTTGCCCGGGTATGCTAATTCAAACTGATCGGATGGTATGTTGATCATTAAAATGGAGTTAGAGGCACCAACACCATCAAGAAATGGCATTGGTTGCAGCATATCGTTTTTATTAGACTGAAGGTAGTCGAATACTTTCTTTAGTGGCTTCTGCTTGGCTTGAGCATCCCGGATATAGGCAATGTCAAGAACTCCGCCGTCCAAGAACCCTTGATATTCCACGTCTAGGAATATGGCACCTGGCAGAGTTAGGGGTGTATCTCCCGCTTCGAACTCCTTTCCCATATAGTAATAGTAAAGCCACTTCGCGCGAGCTAGCGGGTGATCCAAGTTCGCATCTGCAGAAGGTTTTGTTGGAG